ATCATTTCTTTTAAATTAATATCTGTTAATTCACCAAAATATGAACCAGTAACAAAATAACCAAAAAGAACCCAATTCATTATTAAATCATCGTGGTTACCATCAGAAGCTTCATATGATTGACCTTTAGCAATAAATGTTGAAGCTTCAAATATAGTATTTTCATCAACAACTTTTATTTTCTTTTCTTCAAATAAATCTTTTGCTGCAGAACAACCCAATCGTTTTACTCTACGTGTCATTTCTATACCTATTTTATCTGCTCTAATAGCAGACTCCATGTGTATATGTTCATATTCCATATCTTGATATAAACCATTACAAACCAATGTGCCTTGATCATTTGATTCAATAACCACATAAGCATTGTTATAGACTTTTGCCCATTTATAAATAATATTTGGGAAGAGGATAGGCGAGATAGTGTTATTGCGATACACAGCGACCTGTCTAAACGGGCGAACGCTAATATCGACCAAAGTAAAAGTAGAGTAGTCCTGTCCTCTTCCTTTCGCAACATCAACACACATTACATAATCATGTTTTTCTTCTGGTTTTTTATAAATTAAAAGATCACCATTCTCCATTATATCAATAGGTTGTTCAGCTCTTAAATCCATTAATGTAGCAGAATTGATTAATGTATCACCGGTACCAAAGAATGTGTTTCCAAATTCTTGATCAAATTGTAATTGAGAAGTATTATTAATTGTAGTTTGTTTCCATTTTTCGTCTCGGCCAGGTACATCATTCCAATCAACTCTAAATGGTTTAAATTCATTTACTTTCTGTATAGCACCTTGCCATATATTATAAAATGTATTACCAATACCATTGGCAGTAGATGTAACTATAATTTTAGTATCTTTACCAGCAGAAACCACAGGATATGTTGAAGTATAGAATTCAGATGCTTTTTCTACGAACGCAAATTCGTCAAGATATAAAAGATTAACAGAAAGACCACGAATGGAACTACCAGAAGTAGCAGAGGCAATAATACGAGAATTATTACTAAATTCCAAAGAGCCTTTATTAAGTGTTTTACTACCTGGTTGAAGAAAGAAAGGGATATTTTCAAGCATGAGAGTAACACGCGATAACATTTCACGAGAAGTGGCTCCTTTGTTTGCAAGTATGGCGACCGTTTTTTCTGAATTGAATAGGGCAAACCAAAGTAAATAGGCACAGGCTGAAATTGACTTACCAGATTGACGACAAGCGAGAACGACATTAAATCTATTTTCTTCAAATTGTTTAAACATTTTCTTTTGATAAGGATATAATTCAAATTGAACTAAACCTCTATCAAGAGATATAATTTTACAATAATTTTCGGCGAAATATATAGGGTCACCCATACATTTTTTATATTCTTTAATTAAATCAGGTGTCCATTCTTGTAATACGCCGTCTTTTTTTACATTAGGATTCCCTAGGTAACTTTGTGCTTGGTTGAGCATCTACAACTTTCTCTTCATTTTGTTCTTTTAATAATTTTTGTAATTCAGAAGTAGAACCTAAAAATATATTATTTTGTTGATGTTCCACTTTTTTAAGTGGTTCTTCCATATCTTTATTCTTTTTATTTAAATCCATTAATTTATCATTTACATCTGATAAATTTTTAATCATATTAGATAATACTTCAAAAGCTCTAGGATGTTCAGATTCTCTAGCAACTTCCATCATTGTTTCTAAAGAATCTTTTCCTTTTTCTAATAATTCATAATAAGTATCTCGTGAATATTCATAATCACTTTTTATTTTTTCTTCAGCGCGCCAAGCTTTACTATATCCATCTGGATAATTTTCACTTACTTTATCAATACCATTTTTCATTTTTAATCCAATAGTTCTATGGGATGCATTTTCCCGTTAATTTCTTTCATTTGTATTTTACCTTGTGCACATGAATATCTATTAGACATAGCACCAGTATTTCTTACAATTTCTCTTTTTGTTTTTAAACAATCAGATAAAGAATCTTTTGGTGTATATTCTAATGGTGTTCCATCTACAAATAGAAATAATATAAATCCTTTAAATACTTCTAACATTAGCTAATTTCCGTTCTTTAACTCATCTATCCTTTCTTCTAATTTACTTATTCTTTTCTCGAAGAATTCTAAAGTGAGTTTTTGTTGTTGATCGTATGGAGCATTTCCACTTTCTATATCAGTAGCAAGTTTTTCTAGTTGACCAGCTATATGTTCAATTAACATAAATTGTTCACTATCTGCAGGTAGACTACCCATTTCACCTCGAGGCCATTTTATACGAAATTCTGTATTCTCTTTTAAATCAGTACTCATTAATGTTATATTAGTTTCAATTTGATTTAATCTTTCAACAATACCAAAATAAGCCCAAGTGCCAACTGCTGCAGCAGCAATTAAACTTATAATATTTCTTAAAGGTGTGGCAACTACAGTATTATCACTTATCTTTGCATCAGCCATAATTCACTTCCATTAATTAACATTTCCATCTTCGTAAAGACATTGCTTTACGTGTTGGTCTACCTTTATCATCTTTCATTGGTCCTGGCATTCCACCCATACGTGCACAAAATGATTTTCGTCTACCAGCAGCTTTACTTCCAGGTTTTACTTTACCAGTTACAGCAGTTTTTAAATTACCACCTGTTTTTCTATTATACGCAGCAACACCTTTGGAAGTCATACCAGCACCAGATTCTGTAGATCTAAAATGACCTTTCGAATCTGCTCCTCGTGCTTCTCTTATTTCCCAAAAAGTTTTCATTTTGATGACCTCTCTATGGCCTCGTCGTCCACAGTTCCTTTACCTGGTCTACTTGTACCAGCTTTTTTTCTTTTATTCATATTATACCATAAACCTTTTTTGACGGTACGGCCGTCTTTAGTTTTATGATAACCTTTTTTCATTTCTCTTATTTCATCGAATGTTTTCATGAACCGAATCCTCCATCGCTATCTTGACCCCAAATTGTTGTTGTAAAACCAAAGTCGCTATCTGGCATACCAATTATTCCTAATGGTTTTGGATTAATTTCTACTGTTTGTAATCTTACATCTGAATCTGCAATTTGCCCCATACCTGTTCTACCACCAGCTGAATCAACATATCCAACAATAGGTTGAAATACTTTGGCAACAGATTTACGAATAATTTTAGACGTTGGTATAGCACTATAATATGCAGTTCTTAATTCAAATGATAATGTATATATTATTGTACGTCTGGCACTTAATTCACTTTCATAATCATCTGTATTACTAACACCAGATATACTAATAGGAATATCTTCTATAAATGTTGGATATTCTGTCGCAAATGGTTTAATACTTAAAGTATATTGTGGATTAAATGTAGGTAATATTTGCTCCACCATTTGTAATGCATCATCTTGTGTTTTTGCATATATATTTAAATCAAATCCAAGTACATATGGTACTGCAGTATTAAATTTTTGTCTTGTTTGAACGGCAGTACTTGATGTAGTAAAATTAGTCATCTTTGATAATTGTCTAGTAGTATCATATTGAATACTAGTAATTTCAAAAGACATTCTAGGTAATTTTAATGCCACTCTAGTATCATCTTGTAAATCAGGATTTTCTCTTATTCTTGCAAGATATTTAATTTTAGGTGCATATGATAAAGGCACTTTAACTTGACTAATAACACCACCAGTAGCATTTTTTCTTAAAACGTGTATATTATTAAATAGACGACCGAATATCGCTACACATTTTCTAGTTTTTTCGTGATAAAAATGTGTTCCAAACATAATTAAGCCTTATATATTTTTTGTAAATGATCCTCAAATGCTTCAACTTTAGTTAATCTATCAGGCCAAAGTATATAGTCTTTTTCTGGATTCTTTTTCAAATTATTTAAAAGTGGTATTATGGCATTATATAATTTATCTAATTTAGCTGAAGTTTCTTGTGCAGTACCGGTTTGTGTTTCAGCTTTTTTTGTAGCTGCTTGTACAGCTTCTAATTCATTCTCATCTACAGCTGTAAAGCCAAAATCAAATATTTCATCACTCATTGTGGGTCTCCAAATGGATTATTCTCAGTAAAATCTAAGAAATCCGTTAATGTAGTAAAATCAGTATTCTGTTCATCTTCAGAAATTTTATTATCAGTTGCTAGTGCCGTAATACCAAAAGATGAATCATTTTTACTTAAACCAGCTATTGTTACGTGTCTAGAAGTATTAAATGTATGATATTTACCATCATTAGCTCCAACATGGACCAGACTTAATACTCTTGTATCATTATTAAATCCCGATACTTCACCAGATATAACGGTTTGTGGACTAGCAGAACTATCAAGTATTTGACTAGCCGACATACCAGCTGTAATAAATTGTGAATTTCCACCTAAAGTTAAATTATATGTATATGCATAATCTTTTTCAATCTTATCAATTGCCTCAACACCTGTATCTAGATCTTCATCATTGTATTCGAATGTTGTTGCTCTTAATCTAAATACTGGAACATTATTTAATTGATAAAATGGTTGTTCGTGTTCTACGTGTCTTATTTCAAACATAGTTTTAGACATTGGTAAATAAACTAGGTCACCTTCTCTAGGTCTATCACCTGATATTTCATTATCATATCTTTTTACTGTATCTCTCCAACGTCTACGTGCTACAATAAATGTAGCTTCATCTCTTATTTCAACTCCAAATTTTGTAAATAAATCTCCTTCACCATCAAATCCTTCTATGTTATCAATAAACATTTCTACTTTATAAGAAGAATTAAATCGTGAAGGCACGTCATCGCCAAAGATTTTATTTTCGTTAACTATGTCTCGGGGAATATAATATACTTCTTGTCCATGTATTTTTATAGATTCTAGGACTAGATTTTCATATAAATTTTGTTCTGCCTTAATATTTGGTTTAAAATAAAGATTGACAGCCATATTATCCTACCATCATATCTACTGGAAGCTCGTGATCTAATCTAATTTTTTCTCTTAAATCAGTTAATTCGCCTTGAGCATCATCAAATAATTGTCTTCCGTTTAAAATAACTCCTCCTGGTAATTGCATTCCTTCAAATTTCATTAGATTTAAACCCCATTGTTCTTTGATCAATGAAGTAGTATATGCTTTAAGCCATATATCATTATAAATTGATGTATGTGTATCTGGATCTACTATATTACTAACTTCAGCTACAATATAATCATCTTTTTTAATATCACCATCTTTAATATCGCCAAATATATAAAGTCTATCCTGTTTTCTAGAATATTCTACTTGAGGTGTACCATTTAATTTCATATCTAGTAATGATAGGTGCATTTGTAATGATTCATAATATGCTAAATCACCAGCAAAATTATTCATATCTGCTATGTCATTTAACATCATTTGATATTTAATATCAAAAAAGTTATAATTAGATCCAAAAGAAGATGATAATGGCATCATTCTTTTTACAAAATGTACTGTAGATGGAATAGGTATATATTCGTTTGATATATCTGAATCAGTCATCTGATGTTTTAGATAACCACGATAAGTGGCTTCAGAATGATATTCTTGAAAATATTGTAGAGCTTCATCAACTCTATCTTCTAATTGATCTTCATCAACATTAATTTCTACTACTGGTTCACCAAGTCTTCTTTTACAATAATCAATTAATGTTGCTCTGGAATTTGGATTAGCCATGAAATACTCCGTTTAAACCTATTACCACTATTTATAATATTTATATACTTAAGCTTAATTGAGAGCATATCTTATAACAACTATGCCGGATCCACCATTACCTGAATTGGTATTATTACCACTTGTAGTTGAAACACCATGTGCACCATTACCTGTATTGTTTGTTTCATCTTCTGAATTCATAGCATCAGCAGCTTCTCCATTTCCACCTCTTGCATATGTACAACTTGATCCACCTCGAATACTATTTGCTCGACCTACACCACCTGCTGCGGTACCGCTACTTACAGTACCAGCAACACCAGCACCTCCGGCTCCACCGCCCCCACCTGAACCAGTTATACCAGTTTGATAATTACCACCTGCACCACCAGCATTTCCGTAGCCTGTTACACCCGCAGTAGATGAATAAGCATCTTGATTACTACTACCTCCAGCTTTTAAATTTTCTGATCCTCCAGCACCACTACCACCGGCACCACCGACAGTATCATAATCACCACCTGCACCACCACCTTTAGCTGTAAATCCAAAAAGAGTTGAATCACCTCCAGTAGAAGCAGCAGCAGATATACTTGTGGATTTTGCTCCCCCTATACCTACTATTATAGGATAACTTCCAGCATTAACACTATATCCTGTGCCTTCAACCATACCTCCAGCACCACCACCGCCTGTTGCACCTTCTGCTCCTTCAGCGGCAGCCGATCCTCCACCACCTCCAACAATTAAAAAATCAACCGTACCTGGTGCTGTAAATTCTATATAATGTGTACCACTATGTGATAAAAAACTATGTACTCTATAA